TCTCTGGCACAAGAGCAGGTTCAACTGATACTGATACTGTTTCTGGTTCAAACGTTCTCTTACAATCACAAGGCGAGTATGCTGAATTCAAGTCTGTCGTTTATGCTGCTGATGGTACAGAAACAAATATAACATTTAATTTAAACAAAGATTCTTCTAAATACATTAGAAAAGTCTTTAATACAAATCCAGCTTTAACTAATAGTACAATTACCAGAACAGCAAATCAAAAAACCTATTGGCTAGGAGAATCATTTATTCGCTCATATGATGAAATAGTCGGCTCAATATCTTCATCTACTGGTGAGATTTATGGATTTATTGCTCCATTGGCTTCTAGTACAAATTACGGCGCAGTTCACAAAAGACCAATGGCTTCTGCCAAAACTGGTTATGTTATTTCACAAGATTTAACAAGTGATACAGGCTCTTTCTCACCAGTAAACCAAACAAAACTATTCAGAATTTCAGCAATTGATTCTGGTGAATGGGAAAGCAAAAACCTCAAGATTGGAATTGAAGATATCAAAGGACCACGAAACGATTATGAAAGCTATGGTAGCTTCTCTGTAGTTGTTCGTGCCGCTTCTGATAGTGATGGATTACCAAGAATAATTGAAAACTTTTCTGGCCTGAATCTTGACCCAACTTCCACAAACTATATTGGAAAGAGAATAGGCACCAAATATCTTGTTTGGGATGATGTTGAAAAGCGTTACTCAGAATATGGCGATTATGCAAATCAATCACAATATATCTATGTAGAAATTGAACTAGAAGTAGAACAAGGTTATACAGATCCACTTTCTCTACCATTCGGATTTGAAGGTCCGCCAAGATTCAAAGGCTTCACAGTCAATAGCGGTTCTTCTGTACCTTCAAGTACATTCGTTAATCGTTCAGCTTTAAGAGCCACGTCTGTAACTCCATTTTTAGATGTTGATACTTTAGATTTTACAGGTTCTTTCAAGTTCCCAACAGTATCTTTAAGAGTGTCAGCTTCTGATGCTGGTCTTACAAGACCAACAAGAGCTTACTTTGGTTTTGACGTAACCAAGTATGGTGCTAGAACTTTAGTAGATAGAAGCTATCAAGACGTTCTTCGTCCACCACCATCTATGTACGCAAATTACGTTGCATCTGACTCTAACAGAGAAATCTCATTTTACTTTACCCTTGACGACCTTTCTGGCTCTTCAACTGGTGCAGTATATGTCTCTGGTTCTCGCGCTGCTGGTAGTTCAATAACAGCAGTAAGTGCAAGCGTAACTGGTTCAACTGGTGGCTACGCTTCAATATTAGCTGCTGGTTATGACAAATTCTTGATGCCACTTTACGGCGGAAATGATGGTGTTGATATCACAGAAGCAGAACCATTTGGCAATCATCTAATTGCTGGTACTGAGTTGACTAATCACCAACTTTATACTCTTCGCAGAGCAGTAGATGCCGTTGCAGACCCAGAAAGGGTTGTAACTGATATTATTACAATTCCTGGCTGTACAAACGAAAACGTAACCGATCATGTATTGGCAACTTGTGAAACCCGTGGTGATGCACTTGGTATTATTGATTTGCCAAATGTTTATGTACCAGAGACAGAAACAACCGAATCTGCTGCTGACCGTAGTTCTACTACTGTATCTCAAACAGTATTAGATTTCAGAAGCAGAACAATTAATAATAGTTATGGTGCCACATATTATCCTTGGGTACAAATCAGAGACACATATAACTTACAGAACGTATGGATTCCACCTTCAGTAATTGCTCTTGGTGCGCTCTCATATGGTCAAGCAACAAGTGAACTATGGTTTGCACCAGCAGGATTCACAAGAGGCGGATTATCAAGTGGCAATGCTGGATTACCAGTATTGGGTGTATCAAGAAGACTTTCATCTTCTGAGCGCGATTCTCTCTATGAGGTTAACATCAATCCTATCGCACAATTCCCAGCAGAAGGTATTGTAATCTTTGGTCAAAAGACACTTCAAGTTACAGCTTCAGCACTTGACCGAATCAATGTAAGAAGATTGATGATTTTTCTAAAGAGAGAAATTTCAATAATTGCTTCAAGATTACTCTTTGACCAAAACGTATCAGTAACGTGGCAACGCTTCATTGCAGAAGTAAGCCCAATATTATCTAGCGTCAAGGGAAGATTGGGTCTTACCGATTATAAGATTGTTCTTGATGAAACAACTACTACACCAGACTTAATTGATAGAAACATTCTATATGCCAAGATTTTCTTGAAGCCAGCAAGAGCAATAGAATACATTGTAATTGACTTCAATATTACAAGAACTGGTGCATCTTTTGCTGATTAATACTATTTAAGGATATAAGGGAGAAACAAACATGGCATTCTGGAGTGAAGCGCAAGTAGAGCCAAAGAGAAAATTTAAGTTCGTTGTAACTATAACAGGCGATTCTACAAAAAATATTGTTATTCCATCATATGTTATCAAGAAAGCTGATAAACCATCTTTCACAATATCAGAGACAAAGCATTCATTTTTAGGTCATAACTTTTTCTTTCCCGGCAAGCTTGAATGGAAAGAAGTCAGCATTACTTTGGTAGATGCTGCTGGTTATAATGAAAAAGATGAACCAGACCTAGCAGGTACTGCGGACGACGGCATCTCGGACTCCAGCGGCGAGATCCAAACAGACCAAACATTTTCAGTCATGAGATTACTACATGAGTTTGGCTATCAGCACCCGGTCCAAACAGCAGCCGCAATGGCCGGAAGCGGCGTTGTTTCTGGTGGTGCTAAGACCTTTTCAAAATGGGCTGGTACTGCTGCATTAGGTGGAGTCATATTTCAATCACTCGATTCAAATGGTGAAGTCATTGAACAATGGACACTAAAAAATGCTTGGCTTAAAGAAGTAACATTTGGTGATGGTGATTATAGCTCTGACGACGTAGTTGATATTCAATTAAAGATTAGATACGATTGGGCTGAGTTTACGAAGAGTCCTCTTGGCACAACTACTATTTACCCAACCCCATAATTTTAATCAATATATTGGTGTATAATGAGCTTTTATAAACCAGCCTCCTATGCCGCGGAACACGGATCTGGAAGTGAGACGGCCACTAATAGTGATCCAAAATATAAATTTAAATTTTATGTTGAGTTCGGTGAATCTTCAATCATTTCAGATTTGTATAATGCTCGCCAATATCAATATCTAATTAAAAGCGTAACCAAACCAAAGCCTTCTATTGATACAGCCGATAGCTCTAATCAAGAAACAAGAACTTGGTTTGGTAACGTACCAGACCCAACTAAAAGAAACACAGGCACAGTTAGTTGGAGTCCGATAACAATTAAGTTTGTTAATTTTATAAAACGTCAAGAAAAAAAAGGTGCCGGAAAGACAGGCGAGTCGTATGCACCACCAGATGATGAAGAATCGCCAACTTCTAACTCATCAACCAGCCTATATTCAGAGTGGGACTTAGAGCATTTTTTTAGTAGAATGGTAGAAGATATGGATTCTTCTATGTTTGGTGGTTCTGCACCAAAACCACTTGCTTGGTCTACTGATAGACCAGAAAACGCAATTGCTCGATATATCGAAACCTTAGAGGAAGAAGAAGACAGAATTGCATATGCAAAGAAGTCTTTAAAACAAAAACTTGACGAAGCGGCGAAGAAAGGTTATACGTATGTACCACTAAACAACTATTCAAATGATGGTGAGGTTGCATCAACAATAAATAAAACAACAAATTGTAAAAGTAGTATGGATTCATTTATGAAAGCAACCTGTGTTTATTTAAAGTTTTTTGGTGATATAAAAATATATGATTTAATCAATACCCAACCAGTAGGAAAGTCTGGTAATTTGCTAGCTGGATCAGAAATGATTGCCAACGGATATTGGACATTACGAAACCCTTGGATTAAAAGTGTTGATTTTGGAAATCATGATTATACAAGCGATGAACTACAGGAATACTCAGTAGAAATAGCCTATGAATCAGCCAGATATGTACCAATGAAATATAACTAGAGGTAATAATGAGAAAGAATGAAGATAGAATGGGTGCAGAGTTTAATCAAGAAGCACCAATAGAACAAATGGTTAATACAACTACACAAACTGAACAATCAAGACAACAAATGTCATTTGTTGTTCCAACAGAATTGATAGATTTACCCTCAGAAGGTTTAGTCTACCCAGAAGGTCACCCACTACATAATGTTAAGTCTATAGAAATTAGACACATGACAGCAAAAGAAGAAGATACTTTAACTTCAAGAAGTTTATTGAAAAAAGGTACTGCTATCGATAAAATGTTAAACGACATTATTATGGATAAGAATATTAAAGTAGATAATATGATAATTGGAGACAAAAACGCTCTTGTAGTTGCAGCAAGAATTACGGGTTATGGAGCAGATTATCAAACAAAAGTCTCTTGTCCTTCTTGTAATAAAACTCAAGAATTTGAATTCAATCTGTTAGAAGGTCAAAAAATAAACTCTCCTCTTCCCAAGGAAGAACTAGAAAATATAGGTATTAAAACAACTCCTATAAATACTTATATCATTTCTCTTTGGAGTGGTAAAGCAGAAGTAGAACTTAGATTGCTAACTGGTCGTGATGAAACTATCTTATTTGATAAAATGCAAAAAGCGCAGAAGAACACAGGAACAGCAGAAGCTACATTGACAGACCAATTAAAATTAATGATTCGTTCGGTTAATGGTTCTACTGATGTTGGAGTTATCAACCAATTTGTCAACTCACTTCCAGTAGCAGATTCAAGAAGACTTAGAGTGATTTATAAGAAGATTACTCCATCGCTTGAGCTAATCAATACATTTAGTTGTAATTTCTGCGATTTTGAAACGGATATGGAGGTTCCGTTCTCCCAAGACTTTTTTTGGCCTAAATCCTAAGTATATGGAGAGTGTTTATGAGCAATTTTTTGCTCTTAAATACCACGGTGGTTGGAGTTTGATAGAAGCATATAATCTGCCAGTAGGTCTTAGAAATTGGTTTGTTCAACGATTGGCAAAGCAATTTGAAAAAGAGAAAGAAGAAATGGATAAAGCTATGAAGAAGTAACGCTAGTTTGAAAGAACTAGCGTTCTTTTTGTTTTATAAACTATTTAATTTGAGGTATTGTCATGACTGATAAAGATATTGTTCCTATTCATATTGATTTGGATAGCTCAGATAAACTAAATGAATCATGGTTGTTTGCATTTGGTTCCATGATAAAACTCGTTCTTAAACAGATGTTTGGACAAGACGTATTTGTTCCAGTATCAGTAACGGGCACAACTTCTCAAATAGAATCATTTGCCAAAGCCCTTGCAAGTGAGAAAAGATATTTTGAATCATATGTTAAACATGGATTAAATGACCCAAGAACGCATGAAGATAAATATAG